TATCAATCGCCATCATTACAAAAGCGAATCGAGATGTTTCTTGATGTTCTATGTCAGTGAACTTATCTATACCAGCTAAGCTAGTGTAGTTGTAAGTTAGTGCCATGTTTTACTCTCTCTTTCTTTTTCGTTAATTAAATACAGATTATCAAATGAAATAAATCTTTATACAAAATAATGCACTCGATTTGTGTGTTGCATATATAACACGCTATTAGTAGTGGTGGCTGACTAACTTTATAGTTGTGCTACACTAAACACTTGAGGGCGGGTCCCACCCGCAAAAGAAGAGAGAGGTCCCATTGGGTTGGCAAATACCTTTTAAGCAAGAGGGGGGGAGGGGGTAAAACAAAAAAAGGGGTCCCAGACATTACCCTTTAGTGCTGGATTTATACACCCGGGTGGGGTATAAACTTTTTAAGGTACCATAATTAACATTATGCTTGATATAGAAAAAATAAAAAATTTAAATAGGATAGCTGACCCTAAAGTAAGAAAGGAAACAAAATTAAATGTTTTGTATCGTATAGAGAAGGCTAAAAAAAATAATATAAAAAATAATTTTTTAGAATTTGTAAAATATATTTGGCCAGATTTTATTGAAGGCTTTCATCATAAAGAAGTAGCAGATAAATTTAATAGATTACAATCTGGTGAATTAAAAAGATTAATTATTAATATGCCACCAAGGCATACAAAATCTGAATTTGCTTCTTACTTTTTACCCGCTTGGATGATTGGAAATAATCCTAAATTAAAAATTATTCAAGCAACTCACACTGCAGAGCTCGCAGTACGTTTCGGTCGTAAAACTAAAAATTTGATTGACTCATCTGAATACAGAGAAATATTTAATACAAGATTACAAGAAGATTCAAAGGCCGCGGGCCGTTGGGAAACGGATCAAGGTGGTGAATACTTTGCTGTCGGTGTCCAGGGTGCGGTGACCGGTAGAGGTGCTGATTTATTAATCATCGATGATCCACATTCAGAGCAAGATGTAAATTCAGCCACAGCTTTTGATAAAGCATATGAATGGTATACTTCAGGACCCCGTCAGCGTTTGCAGCCAGGCGGGAGAATAGTTTTAGTTATGACTAGATGGTCAACAAAAGATTTAACTGCACAACTCATCAAGGCTCAAGCAGCAGAAGAAAAAGCAGATCAATGGGAAGTGGTAGAATTTCCAGCCATTATGCCAAGTGGAAAACCTTGCTGGCCAGAATATTGGAAGTTAGAAGATTTACTTGCAGTTAAAGCATCCGCAGGTATTGCAAAATGGAATGCTCAATATATGCAAGATCCAACTGCAGAAGAAGGAGCAATCATTAAACGTGAGTGGTGGAGAGATTGGGAAGAAGAATATATTCCGCCTCTTGAACATGTTATTCAATCTTATGATACAGCATTCATGAAAAAAGAAACTGCGGATTATTCTGCAATCACAACATGGGGCGTGTTCCATTTAAATGAGGACTCGGGTCCACAATTAATTTTACTAGATGCGAGGAAAGAGCGTTTGGAGTTTCCTGAATTAAGGCGCCTGGCCCACGAACAATATATGTATTGGCAACCTGAAACAGTTCTTGTTGAAGCAAAAGCATCAGGACTTCCATTAACCTATGAACTTCGTAGTATGGGTATACCCGTTGTTAATTTTTCACCATCTAAAGGTAATGATAAACATGCACGAGTGAATGCTGTTGCACCTCTATTTGAATCTGGAATGATATGGGCACCTAAGTCTAAACAGTTTGCACAAGAGGTTATTGAGGAATGTGCATCCTTTCCATATGGAGATCATGATGATTTAGTAGATTCTATGACACAAGCCGTTATGAGATTTAGACAAGGTGGCTTGATTTCTCATCCAGAAGACTATAGAGATGAGGAACTTCCAAGAACAGAGAGAAGCTATTACTAATGAAAAAATTAACAAGAACAATACCACCTTTAAGAGGACCTAACCCACAAGGGTTGAATGTTCCAAATAAAAAGGTTATAGTAACAAATTCAGGAAAATTAAATGGCAACTATAGACAAAGCACTTCCAAACGAAGTTAGAAAAACTATTGAGATTGAGGGGCCAGAAGCTTCAATAGAACAAACTATCGAAACTCAAGAACAGATTCCTTCTCAAGGAGATACTGAAATTACACCAACAGAAGATGGTGGTGTTGAAATTAATTTTGAACCAGCAGCTTTTAATCAAGAACAAACTCCAGATCATTTTGCAAATTTAGCAGAACTATTACCAGAAGAAGTTTTAATGCCATTGGGTTCAGAACTTTTTCAAAACTATGAAGAATATAGATCTTCACGTCAAGATTGGGAAACTGCTTATACAGACGGTTTAGATTTATTAGGATTTAAATATGAAAGAAGAACAGAACCTTTTAGAGGAGCAAGTGGTGCAACACATCCAGTTCTTGCAGAAGCAGTTACACAATTTCAAGCTTTAGCTTACAAAGAATTATTACCAGCAGACGGACCTGTTAGAACTCAAGTTATTGGATTAAACGATAGACAAAAAGAAGATCAAGCAAATAGAGTTAAAGATTTTATGAATTATCAAATCATGGATATCATGAAAGAGTATGAACCTGAATTTGATCAGATGTTATTTTATTTACCATTATCAGGATCAACATTTAAAAAAGTTTATTATGATTCTTTACTTGGAAGAGCAGTTTCAAAATTTGTACCTGCCGATGATTTAATAGTTCCTTATTCAGCAACATCATTAGATGATGCAGATGCGATAATGCATGTTATTAAAACAACTGAAAACGATTTAAGAAAACAACAAGTTAATGGTTTCTATAGAGATATAGAATTATCTCCTTCAATGGATAACGTAGATAATCAATTAAAAGCCAAAGAGAGAGAATTAGAAGGAATTAGAAAAGAAAAAAATAATGACATCTTTACTTTAATAGAATGTCATGTAAATTTAGATATCGAGGGCTTTGAAGATCGCGATCCCAACGGGGAAATAACTGGAATTAAACTTCCTTACATAGTGACGATAGAAGAAGGCTCTCGTGAAATTTTATCGATTCGTAGAAATTACAATATTGGAGATCCTAAAAAGGAAAAAATTCAATATTTCGTTCACTTTAAATTTTTACCAGGACTTGGATTCTATGGCTTTGGATTAATCCATATGATTGGTGGATTGTCTCGTACTGCAACATCAGCTTTAAGACAATTACTGGATGCTGGAACATTATCTAATTTACCATCAGGATTTAAACAAAGAGGTATTCGTGTCAGAGATGATGCACAACCAATTCAACCTGGAGAGTTTAGAGATGTAGATGCGCCTGGAGGAAACTTAAGAGATGCATTTATGCCTTTACCATTTAAAGAACCGTCACAAACTTTATTACAATTAATGGGGGTCGTGGTTCAAGCAGGTCAGCGTTTTGCTTCGATTGCTGACATACAAATAGGGGATGGGAATCAGCAAGCAGCAGTGGGCACGACCGTGGCTTTGCTGGAACGAGGCAGCAGAACAATGTCTGCAATTCACAAAAGATTGTATGCTTCAATGAAACAAGAATTTAAATTATTGTCTAGAGTGTTTGCACTCTACTTACCTCCAGAATATCCTTATGATGTTGTAGGTGGACAAAGAACAATTAAACAAACGGACTTTGATGACAGAGTAGATATTGTTCCAGTTGCTGATCCAAATATATTTTCACAAACTCAAAGAATTAGTTTAGCACAAACTCAATTACAACTTGCTCAATCTAATCCACAAATTCATAATTTATATGAAGCTTACAGAAAAATGTATGAAGCTTTAGGTGTTAGAGATATTGATAAAATTTTAAATGTACCTCAACCACCAATGCCAAAAGATCCTGCATTAGAACATATTGATTCTTTATCAGGACAACCGTTCCAAGCATTTAGAGGACAGGACCATAGAGCTCATATCACTTCACATTTAAATTTCATGTCTACAAACATGGCAAGAAATAATCCAGTTATCATGGGTGCATTAGAAAAAAATATTTTTGAACATATTTCTTTGATGGCTTTAGAACAAGTTGAAATAGAATTCACAACTCAACTACAACAACTTCAACAATTATCTCAAGATCCGATGGCTGCACAAGATCCTCAAATGCAAATGCAAGTTCAACAACTACAAATGCAAATTGAATCTAGAAAAGCAATATTGATTGCTGAAATGATGGATGAATTTATGAAGGAAGAGCAAAGAATTACATCACAATTTGATAATGATCCTATTGCTAAATTAAAATCACGTGAATTAGATCTTCAGGCTCAAGAAAATGCTAGAAAATCTAAAGAAGGACAAGAGAAAATCAACCTTGATAAGATGAGAGCCATGATGAATCAGATGAATACACAAGAAAAACTACAACAAAATGAAGATTTAGCTGAATTAAGGGCTGCAACTTCAATTGCAAAACAGCAATTTTCTGATATGAACAAGAAAATACAATAATTATTGTATAAAAATATAAAAGGAGTATATTATAGCTATGAAAATGGATCCAAAACAAAAAAAGATTGGTAAAGTAATGAGAGAGTTCAAAAAAGGTGAACTTAACATTGGTCAATCAAAAGAAAAAGTAAAAAACCCTAAACAAGCAATTGCAATTGCTTTGTCTGAAGCAGGAATGTCTAGAAAAAAAATGGCAATGGGTGGTTCAGTAAATAATAATTTATCATCAGAGAGATCTATGTATGGAAATCAAGTAGATTTTGCACAATTCACAAATCCAGATGGAACTTTAAAAGGTGGAATTGATGTAGAAGTTTCTAATCCACAAGAAACACAAGTAGAACCAGTTGGTGGACAAAGAAGAATGCTTCCGGAGAAAAAAAGATCAGCAAAGTGGTACTAAGCCATGATTCAAATGTTAGGAGCTGTTGCACCTTTAGCTAAAATTTTATTTAGTACAATTGAAAAATCTGTTCCTGATAAAGATCTTCAAGAAAAATTAAAAGCACAATTACAAACACAATTACTACAATCTAATACAGCAGAATTACAAGCTGCAGCAAAAATAGTTGAGGCAGAGGCCAAAGCGGGCTGGTTCGCATCGAGCTGGAGGCCCCTGTTAATGTATGTACTAATCTTTATCTTGGTCTGGAATTATGTTATAGGACCAGTTATAAAAGTATTCACAGGTGCAGTCATTTCCTTTGAATTACCTGGCGACGTTTGGACATTATTAAACGTTGGTTTGGGCGGTTACGTCGTAGGACGAAGTGCGGAATCTGTTGCTAGAACAATGGCAAACAGACCTGTAAATAAACAACAAGAAAACGGATAGGATATAAAATGAGAAACGATTATAAAATAAGACCTAGAATGGGTTTTAAAGAAGGTAGTTTTCCAGATTTAAATAAAGATGGAAAAGTTACTCAAGCTGACATTTTAAAAGGCAGAGGAGTTTTTAAAAAAGGTGGCATGATGAAAAAGGCAGACATGATGACTAAAGATATGCCAATGAAGAAAAAAGGCAAAATGATGAAGGGTAAAAGATAATTCATGCCTAAAGAAAAAAATCCTTTTGCAAAACTGTCTAAAGCAGATTTGACGGGAGAAGAAAAAACAGAAAAGTTTAAAGAGTTAGCTAGAGCTCTTAGAGACAAAACTTCAGATGAACCTAGAAGTAATGTTGGTCAGTATGATGAATCTAAATATAATCCAAGAAGAAAAAAATTCATTGAAATGGCTAGAAGAAGAGGATTAACAAGTGCAGCAGATATGGAAAAGGCAGAAGGTATTAAAAAAGCTGCAAGAAGAGCTGCTTATGCAGCTAAAAAAGGTTTAACGACAGGTTTAAAAGCAGTGCCAGGTATTGGAACTGCTATGGCAATTTTAGAACCAACTGAACTAGGCGCAGCAGAACGTCCTTTATCTGATGAACAGATGTCTGAAATAAATCAAATGGAAGAATATAAAAAAGGTGGAAGAGTTAAAAAAGCAAAAGGCGGATTAATGAGAGGAATGCCAAAAATTGCAAAGAGAGGTTGGAAGTAATGGCTAAACTTTGTCCAAGAGGAAAAGCTGCAGCAAAAGCAAAATTTAAAGTATACCCAAGTGCGTATGCTAATATGTATGCTTCTGCGGTTTGTTCTGGAAAAATAGTTCCAGGTGGAAGAAAAAAGAAAATGGGTGGTGGAAGTCTTTCACAAGAGAGAAAAATGGTTTCTAATTATAAACAAGGCGGCGTTGCAAAAGGTTGTGGCGGTGTAATGGAAAACAGAAGAAAAAAAACTAAAAAATATTAATATGGGTTTACGTAAGTGGGTTCAAGAAAATTGGGTTGATATCGCAAATAGAAAATCCGATGGATCTTATCCTAAATGTGGTAGAAGCGGTGGAGAGAAAAGAAAAAACTATCCAAAGTGTGTACCCATTGCAAAAGCTAGAGCCATGAGTAAAGGTCAAAGAGCATCAGCTGTTAAAAGAAAACAACAAGCTGGAAACACAGGACCTAAACCATCCAACGTTCCAACATTCACAAGAAAAAAAATGGGCGGTGGAGGATTAGCATAATGCCAAGTGAAGTTTATAAACAATTTTATAAAGATTTAGATAAGGCTGCAAAAGAAGCAGAGGAAAAACAAAAGAAATTTAGAGAAGAAGAAAAGAAATTAGATGAAAATTATAAAAAAGTAAGACAAGAAGAAAGTGATGCTGAAAAATATGCTATATTATTTCCAGAAGATTCAACACGAGAATACAATCCAGTTGAACATTATAAAAAAGGTGGATTAGTAGGTAGAGGACAAGGTAGAACTATTAAAACTAAAAAAACAAAAATGTATTAATATGCCAAGAGGAACATGTTGGAGAGGATATGAACAAAAAGGTTTTAAGAAAAAAGGCAATCGATCAGTACCAAATTGTGTAGCAATTGGCAAAAAGAAAAAGAAAAAATAATGGCTGATATTTCATTAAGAGGACAAGGTAGAGTTATGATGGCATCAGGTGGAAAAACTCCTGCATGGCAACGTAAAGAAGGTAAAAATCCAGCAGGTGGGTTAAATAGAAAAGGTATTGCATCTTATAGAGCCGCGAACCCTGGATCTAAATT